CCCCCCCCGCAATTTTTAGATACCACAACAACAAATTAAATTCTCAAAATATTTTATTTACTTAAGATTGAGAGTTGACAGGGTTTTGTCTATTAGCTAGCGTTAAATGGTTAATGGCGATTTGAAAACCCGCTGTTACAAACAATATCCTAGTGTTCTCATGCTAGGGGTCAGTTATTATAAGTGCCTCCTGGCATGAAATTGACTGAATAATTGTTGTACAGCAATTGGTTTTCAACCCCTGGCACTTCATCAATTAAATATAGTAATTTATGCAAACAGATAGTTCTTGGGAGGCGGTCGTATCCTCTTTAATGTTACAATTTCAAAATCTAGAACAAAATCTAAAAAACCAAAATTTAAGCGTAAACGAATACTTACAACAAAATGGCGGTGAAGCTACCTTACAACTTTTAGAAGCACAGCTTAGGTCAACGGAGGTCTCATTCAACAGGATGGAAGATAAGTTACACGATATGATTATTTACCTCTGTAGAGCCATGACTTTAAGCAAAATGCATAACTTAAGCAATTTACTGGGGGAGGTTGATTATGGAATGGAACAGTGATGACCCACTTATAAAATGGGTCGCTAGGGCTTATGTTATAGCGGTATTGATTGGGATGCCGACAGCTTTTTACTTGATATTGGGTGGATTAGGCTAGTTTTCAAATTGCTCATTCCATTTTTTCTTCAAACTATTCATAGATTTCATACATTCTTGGAATTCCTTTTTTTGCTGGGCTTCGTAAGCCTTTATTTTATCGTCATACTTCTCACGTATTTTTTCAAATCCACTTCCTGCTTCTACTTTTATTTTTTCTACGTCACTTTTTAAAATCCAAGGTTTACTTTTTTTATAGAAACGTTTAATCAAATTCCAACACGAAAGCTGACTAAGTTTATGTGAACTTATGCTTAAAATTTCAGTAGCTAATTTTACTTCTATATATTCTTTTCCTTCTATCATTATTGTTGTTACATCAGCGGGAACTCCATATTTTTCTTTTAGTTCTTTAACTTTAATATCCATTTCTTTTTTATATTGTACCATCATAAGAGTTTTCTTTTCAGCAAATTCTTTTTCTAGTAATTTACTTTCTTTGTGAAAAGTTACTAAATTTTCAACGTCAACTTTTTTAATAAACCTTCTCTTTTTTATTCTGCGTTCAAAAGTGCTAAGAATATTTATAGGTTTGATATCTTGTTTTTTTAAAATTTCTGCAGCATCTCTTGGACGTAAATACTCCTCGCCGTCTATTATCAGGGGGTTAGTCATTTTTGAATTTTTGATAATGTTTAAAAATTAGGTCTATATCTAATTTTTCAAAACAGTGAGGACACTGTGGTTCTATAAGTGCCATCCCATAATAGTCATTAATAGCAAAATCCTCTTCTAAATCGGAATAATTAGTATGTTTTTTCTCTAATTTTAAAATATTGTCCTTATTTAGATTAATAATTAGATCACCATTATTTTCTTTGAAAAAAGTTATTAAATTTAAATTCTGTAATGATACTAAAGCATGTTTTATATTCCCTTCTGTTTCATTAAAAAACTCTTGTAATTTTATATAAGAGGTCTTTATAGTAAGATATTCTTCTTCGTTTTCTATTCTAAGGAAATAAGACAATAAATGTAAGTTTAAGTTACTTCCTAACTCTATTAAAAGCCCTAAGTGAATATAAAAATAAAAACCATAATTATTTGACAAAGGTTTTACTTTGTATCCATTATATGTACAAAATCTTTCATCATCATGAATACACCTATAGCCCATTAAACAGATGACTTCAATCGTTTTGTAATCAGGTCTGCTATCTGAATTGACTATATCATGGTAATACTCTTCTCTACTTAAAGTTACTTCAGAGCTTTTTAAACAGCTTGCAACAAGTAGACTTTGTTTTTGGAAAAGTAAAATATCTTCTTGAGATATGGGATGCCAATTTTGATTATCTTTTGTTCTTTCTATTTCTTCTTCAATCCTATGTTGTTCATGAATTTCAGTATAAGGCAAGAATGTATGGTAATTAATTTTTTTGTTCGTATTATTTTTGTGCATTTGATATTAATGATGGTAGAGTGAATAAAAAGTATAAGCTATGGCAGTCATTACTCCACTTAAATAAAATACTAAAGGGTGTGCATAATCTTCTATTATTAGCAAAACTATTAAATATATAGTTAATGGAACGCTAGAAAAGACTATAAGGGCTAATATATATTTATTATCAATTATAGGTGGTAAAACTCCTAGTAAATATGGCATCCCAGTTACTAGGCCAATAACTGTTAATGATCCAAACAACTGTTGTAATAAAGTTTTCATATAACTAGCTTTTTTCCTTCAACTTACTTCTAATCCCGAACCATCTAAGAAGCTCCCATTTCTCTACGATGTAGTGGAAGGATAGCAATATCAGTAAATTTAAAATCATTCCTATAAAGTTTATATCAAAACTCACTTTTATAATAAATTTAGATATCATTACAAAAAATATAGATGCTATCATTGTTACAAGACAACATCTAGGACTCATCTTAAAGCCTAATATACTTAGTATTATAGGGACTGAAACAACAGGCAAGTAAAAAGTACCAGATAGCAGAATTATTTCTAATAATTCTATTTCTTGTATTGAATAAATAATAGATAAAAGCCCTATAAAAACAGTTAATAAACGAGCTGTTTTTATTTTTTTTAAAGAACTCAGTTTTTTAAAAAGAAAGAAGTCGTTAGCTATTAACACAGCAGTAATATTTAAATTTGAATCAGCTGTAGACATGCACATAGATATTATACCAATGACAAAAATCCCTTTAACGAAAGGTATATCATATAAATTTACAAGAGATTTTAATAAAGGTTCATTTTTAGCAATAGAATTTGTTGTTGAAAGAAGATAGGATAAATAACAAGATAAAATCAGTACAATAACAAGAGCTATTGAAGCCATATAGTAGGATTTTTTGGCTTGTTCCAAGTTTTTGGCCATGGAGACACGTTGTATAACATGCGGTTTAAAACCTGGTATCATAAAATATCCCATCATAAGAAAAAAAGAAAATAACTTTTCAGGAGACATATTGGTAAAAATCTCAAAACTAGGCTTATATATATTATATTCTTCTTGATCTGGTATTTTTGAACCATTAAAACACCCTATTCCAACAAATAAAGCAATAGAAAAACAAATGGTTTGGATAATGTCAGTCCTAACTACATTTTTTATTCCACCAGCGCTAGTATATAAAATAACGCATATACTAGAGAATAATATAGTCCATTTTAAGCATTGGCCTGTTTCCAGAGAAAAGAAATAACACAAAGTTTCTCCCATGATTTTAAATTGTATACCAATGCCCCCCATGGAAGTTACTACACCTAATATGCAAACAATATTACCTACTATTCCTCCATACTTTTCGTCCATAAAACTTGCTATTGAAGTTTTGCCTAAGAAATTCTGCATTTTAGGAACAAATATCCATGCAACAATTGCAAGATTCGCGCACATTCCCAAAGATTCAATGAAATATATAAATCCATCTTTTTTAAATTCATTTAAATCCAAAACTAAGCCACTACCACTTATCCAGGTAGCAATAATAGTTGAGGACAAAGCAAATACCGAGAATGTTCTATTTCCCAAAGAATAATAATTTATACCTGAAGCTGAATCAGACCAGAATGAGATAAAACTCATATAAAACATATAGCCAAAAAAAATAATCAATAAACCACTTTCTATATTCAAGAACTCTAACATTTTACATATCAATTATTAACGCCCACAAGCGGGCATTTCATTTTTATACACTAAAATTCATGATAAAATTTTTTTTTTGAATAATAAAACAAAGAAAAGTATGAAAATATTAAAATATGATGCAATGGAGTTATCAAAATGCTTAATAAAACACAAAGTTTGTTTTAAGGATACAGTTCCTGTTGGTTGTTTGATGATTTTTTTAAAAACAGAACAAGGAGTATTCAAAGATATTCACTTTAAAACAGCTATCCCATTTATGACAAGATCTTCTGTACAAAGGCTATTAAACAGACTCGATGGAAAAATAATAAAAATCGAAAAAGACGAAAAAGATACTCGAGTCAGGGTTATTCATTGGTTAATTAACTGGAGTGAATTTGTATATGAAGTTTATGCTTAACTTAATAAAAAACCATCTGTGAAAATAATCTATTCCATTTTTCAGAAACTCAAAACATACCTCAATAATCGTACCGAACACCAACGCCTAAAGGTAATAAGGGAAACATTACGAGATTACGCAACAAGGCGGGGGATTAACCGGAATAATAATAGCAAAGGTAGCTTATGACTCCACAAAGACAGAAAGATATCAAAATAATAGCATCTCGCATACGTAGAATTTTAAAAGAGAACGAGGGGATGCCTATGTACTTTAACTTCTCGGAAGATTTGGAAACGCTAACAAAATTAATCTTAGAAGAGGGAAAGGATGAGTAAGGCAGTAGAAACAACCACTTTGACTCTTACCAATAAACAGCAATTATATAAAATTATTGTGGATTCAAAAGGTAGCCCTGATGCATTGGCTATTAATTTATACTGGGATGAGTTTAGATCATGGTATAACCATAAGAAGATACATACAAGCAGCAAAATAATAAGAATCCCTAAATTATATAAGTATGGCGTATATGCCTCTTATAAAGAGTTGTCTAAAAAGTACGGAGTTACAGAGAATACTATTAGAAGAAAAATAGTAAAATTAGAAGAACTTGAGTTATTGAGTAGAGATTTTTATACAAACAAAGAAAGCCATAAAGTTTTATACAACCAATTAATTATTTATATTTGGCAACAGACACCTTATTTTTTTAATCCTATAGGGCTTGATAGGATGCTTATCGAGGAGTTAACACCATCAACAAATCATGAGTATATATCATCAAAATATAATAATAAAAATCAGGGGGGGTATAAACAAGACACTCCTATAAATGTTCACACCCCTGCACCCTTGCAAGCTACTAATTCTTTAGGGTTGGAGGTAGAGGGGGGTGTAATCGCAAATGTTCACACCCCTATCATCGCAGATGATCACACCCCCTATAAACAAAATGATGATACCCCGCACACTAAACTTGTTTACACCCCTACACCCTTGCAAGCTACTAATTCTTTAGGGTTGGAGGTAGAGGGGGGTGTAATCGCAAATGTTCACACCCCTATCATCGCCGGTGATGATACAAATATACTAAGAGAATATAATCTCTATAACGTAAGTATAGAGAGATTATATTCGTATAGTATTAATAATACGCGCGCGCGGGGTTTTAACGATAAAACCTACACAATTAATTTGACCGATAAAAATAACAACATTGATAAATCGGTTGATACAAATTCTGCAGAAATAAAAACTTTAAACATAGAAGAAAAAAAATCCGGTTACGCAGATTTAGCTTTTGGCTTCCTTACAGAGCCAACGCAATCTGCTGTTGATGAATGGGAAGAAACCGAAACAGAAGAACTTGCAGCTTTACTGGATAATGACTGCATTACTGATCCTGTAGTTCCAATAGACCCTGAAGAAATTGTTGCCGATGAACAAGCAACCCGAAGAATGCTACTCTCTAAAGCTCTGTGGAGTACTTTTGGCAAGCAGAGATCAAGCGAGATACAAGATGATTACAAGTTTGTAGAAACAGAACCGCACAAGGTCTGTATTCAAACTGAAAAAATGCAGTTAAACGATATTGAAAAAGCTAAAATCCGCAAATGTATCCAGTCCGTTTACGGCGAGGATGTAACGATAGCAATGCAGATAATCGCTCCCCTGCAAAATGAACCGATACCTAGTGATGAAGTTGTTGAGTTAGAACATTCGGGAAGTAAGCTTAATTGGCTTAATTTTAAATCTGTAATAAAAAATCATTCTTTGTTTGCTGCCTTAAATAATCCGTCATTAACGATTACTGAGGAGTCGCCTAAAAAAATTATCATAGAGGGGGTAGCATTTCTTATTGAAAGGATAATTGAGCCTGGAAGTTTAGAAGACCTTGAGGATGCTATTTTAAAGACAGGTTTGACTTTAGAATTACGCACTAAAAACGTTCATCCTGAGTATAAAAATTTTGAAAAACAACCAATTGTTTTAACTGCCGAAAAGGTACTAGAGGACAAAGCTTGGTTATCGAACATAAGAACAGCTGAGTTACTAAAGTCAAATACAACCGGAAGGCTTATTGAGGTTAGGGAAGAAAAGCCGGTAAATGATTACGATAGCGAGTCGGCGACAAATTGTAGTCGACTGAAATTAACAGCAAGAGAAGAAGCAATTGTTAATAATTTTAATGATATGGAATTGTTAGCATTAATAGAAAAACAAGCAAGTCAAGCATAGGAGGAGTAAGAAATGAAAATAAATGTTAGTAGTGATGTGAACGCAATTCCAGAAAGAAACGTAAACACGATTGGTCCTAAAGATCAAGAAAAATGGGAAATAGAATGGGATATAAACAATCTAAGGACCGAGATAAGAAAAGATATGAACGATTATAAGCTTTTGTGGACTGATGAATATGTAGGAGTAGATAGGGAAGCCGTGTATTTATTTAACCGAAAAAAAGACAATGATCTTCGTTTTTGGTTTTCAAAGTACTTAGATAAACAAATCGATAATAACTTATCAAAATTAAAAGAACTAGTGGAGCAAAACAATGAGTAAATGGAATAACTTTAACGATGCTGAAGATCAAATGTCTTATGAGCTAATACCTCATAGAACTATAGCAAAAGTAGTAATGCTTATAAAAAAAGGAGGTTATGTTACATCGGAATTTCCGGATGGATATGCTACTAAAAGCGATTCTACGGGCAGTGTATATCTTGCCAGTGAGTTTGTAATCTTAAATGGTGAATACGAGAATAGAAAAATCTGGAGTTATATCGGTCTTCATAGTGATAAATCACCTAAATATGGCGAAATCGGTAGGAGTACGATTAAGGCAATACTTAACTCTGCTTATAGCATTCACCCAAAAGACAATTCTTCCGAAGCCGTAAAGCAGAGAGAGATAAAAAGCTTTGCTGATCTAGATAATCTTGAATTTGTAGCTGAAATTACCATCAACGATAAAGGGCAGAAGCCAAAGAATGAAATAAAAACAATAATTACGCCTGATCATCCTAAATATACTGAGTATATGGATAGTAGGAACAGCAAGGTAAAAACAAAGATTAATTACAACCAACCTAAACCTGAGAAAAAAAATGAAAGGTTTATCAGTGATGAAATCCCATTTTAAATAAGGAGGTAGTATGATTAGATTTTTTCAAGGAATAAAAAGAGCAGCAGACTGGTTTAATGTTAACCCAGACGGCTTAAGCTTTGTAACAGAGAGAAGGCTTAAGGATTTGGAAGCAAGTGTTAGTAGGTTACCAAAAGCTATATCAGATCGTAATTTTACAAGTATTATGAATTTGGAATACGATATCTATGAGCTAAAAGAGACTATTAAGACGTTTAAAGAAGAATTTGACGACAATAAGTTAATAGCTGCCTCTATAAATTCTAAAGAAATATTTAGGGCTCTATCTCTTAGGCTGGATAATTTAGAAAATGCTTTTGGTAAATTAGAAGAACATATTGGTCTTCGGGATCATACTCAATTGCAAAGTAAGTCACCACTCCCAATGAAAGAAGCTAAACCGCTTAAAAAACCAAAATCATTAAAACTTTCTGCGGTAGAGGAGGAAGTCAAAACAGTAGAATCCAAATTGACACAAAAAGAAGTCAATAATTTATTTGAGTATAGAGATGGAGAGCTTTACTGGAAGGTAAGTAGAAGTAATAGAGTTAAAGTTGGTGACAAGATAGGACGTATTGTTGATCGGGGCAGGCTTTGCGTAATTGCTACAGTTGGCAGTACAACTACTACAGTATCTAGAATAGTATTTTTAATGTTCCATGGTTATTTGCCTGAACGGGTATGCTTTATTGATGATAACCCACTGAATACTCGAATAGAAAATCTAAAAGCTGCAACCTGTTCTCAAGTAGCATGTCATCGCAAGACACAAAAAAATAATGTTTCGGGATATAAGGGAGCTTCTATACACAGTAAGACTGGTCTTTATAAAGCTCAGATTTATAAAAAAGGCAAATTATACTATCTAGGTAGTTACAATACGGCATTTGAAGCTCACAAAGCCTACTGCAAGGCAGCAAAGAAGCTACATGGAGAATTTGCAAGACTAACTTAATAGAAATAACAAGAGAAGAAGGGCAAGCACGATGAATACAGATTTTATTATCAACGAAGAATTTGCACAGCTTATTCCTCCGTTATCGAGTGAGGAGTTAGAGAAGCTAGAGAAGAGTTTGGTTAATGAGGGGTGTCTTAATCCATTAATAGTATGGAATAATACAATAATAGATGGACACCATAGATATGCTATCTGCATTAAGCACAACATAAGTTTTGAAATAATAGAAAAGACGGAGCTAGAAACCGAACTGGATGTAAAGCTCTGGATGATCAACAACCAATTTAGCAGAAGGAACTTAGCCATAGAAACTAGGCTAGCACTTGCTTATAGGTTCAAGGAGCTTGAGGCGGAAAAAGCTAAAGAACGACAATTATCTAATTTGAAACCATTTTTTAAGGAAGAAGAAAGGGCAGAAACAAGCCAGTCTACAGATAGGTTAGTACTAACCTCACAGGAAAATACAAAAAATAGCAAGACTCTAGACATTATTGCCCAGAAAGCAGGTGTTAGCACTACTACTGCTTTTCAATACGATGCTATCCAACGCAAGGGAACAGAAGAGCAAAAAGCCAAAGTTGCAGAAGGCAAGTCTAGCATTAACAAGGTCTATACCGAGATTAAGCAGGCGAAGCAGTCGGAAGAAGATAAGCGGATAGTTCACTTGAAGCTAAAAGGTAGCGGTGTAGTCGTTATTCAGAAGTATGTTAGCGGGATTTATAATGAATTGGAGGATTTTAATACTAGCAAAGATTTAATGGGAATCCGTCATGCACTTTTAAATAGCTATCTTGGACAAAAAGAGAATTTCTTAGCTTGTGTATCTAATATAGACAAACATAAAAAGCTGGTAACACGAAACTTAACTGCATTATCTGAATCGGTTGAGGATTTAGAATTAACTGTCAATCAAGGTAAACACATAATTAGGCTAGAAGGCCAAAAAGACGAAAAAATATCTAAAATATATGAGAGGTATTATGGCTAAAGCAAGTATCACATGGCAAGAGGCGAGCATTAAGTTATCGCAATTAAAAGAATATGCCGATAATCCAAGAAAGATAACTAAGGAAATGTTGGATAAACTAGCTTCTCATATCAAGGAGGACGGGTATCATCAAAGAATAATAGTAGATAACGATTACACCATTATCGGCGGCCACCAGCGCAAAAAAGCTTTGTATATGGCAGGTTACGATGATGAGACTGAAATTGAGGTGTTAATGTCAAGTAGGAAACTAACGCCTGCAGAAATAGATAGGCTAAATATCAGAGATAACCTAGCGTTCGGTGAATATGATTTTGAAGTTCTAACGGAACGATTTGATCTGGATGAGCTATTATCTTTTGGCATGGATAAGGATATGCTAGCGCCTATATTTGATAAAGCCCTATTAGAAGAAATAGGGGAGGAAGAGAATATAGAAGTCGGGGAAGAAGCTACTGCTAGGCTTGGTGATATTTACCTGCTTGGGTCTCATCGTTTAATGTGCGGAGATAGTACTAACCCGCAGCATGTTGAAAAATTAATGGATGGGGCAAATCCGATTTTGATGGTAACTGATCCGCCGTATGGGGTTAATTATGAGCCTGAGTGGCGTGAGGGTGTTGATCTTCAGGTAGGCATGCGTTCTAAAGGTAAGGTACTAAATGATGATAGGTATGACTGGTCTGAGGCTTATTCATTATTTACCGGTGATGTGGCTTATGTTTGGCATTCATCTAAATATACGCACAAGTTTGCCGAGAATATAGAGAATAGCGGTTTTGAATTGATTTGTCTCATAATCTGGACAAAGCAGCAGTTTGCATTAAGCAGGGGTGATTATCATCATCAGCATGAGCCTCTATGGTACGCAGTAAAAAAAGGGAA